CTTCCAGCTTCTGGGCAACCAGGTGGTGGAACGGATCGGCGTAGTATTTGTGGAGCGTGTACTCGGTGAAGTCGATGAGGTGCTCGCGGCCCCTCTTGCGACGCAGGAGTTCGGCCGCCGCCTCCTCGGGGGAGACGTCGATCAGATTTTGCATGTTCTCTTGAAGGTTGGAGACGCGGGCTGGAGTCGAACCAGCCTCCGCGGAGTTGCAGTCCGCTGCCTGGCCGCTCGGCCACCGCGTCAGAAGAAGATGACCCCACGCCCTCTGGCCAAGAGGATCGTCCTGTTAATTCAGGACTTAGTATTGCGGTCGACCGCCACCGGGTAACTTGCGCTTCCGGCTGCCGCGGTCGATCCCGTCAGGGGGCTTGTTCTCTTCGATTACTTGATGTTGAGCTTGGCCGCGTCGTACTGCGCGAACACGCCCTTCAGCCAGTGGCCGACCTTGCCCTTCATCGTGAAGGAGTCGCCGGTCTTGGCGTAGTTGGCGAACGACGTGGCCGCAGCCTCGACGTACTCGGTGGCGCGCTCGTCGAGCTTGGCGATGTCGATCAACGCGGTGCCGGTCTTCAGGGCTTCAGTCGACACGTTGAGGCCGGCGAAGAATGCGGCGTCGTTCGTGTGGTTCTTGACGATGAAGTGGCGCGAGCCGGTCAGGATCTTGGAGGCACCCTCGATCTCGCTCAGCGATTGGACCGTGCTGCCGATGACATGCATCACAGTCACGTTCATCTTGCCGTCCTCGACCATGGAGAGCAGGCCGATCTCGCTGAGCAGGGTCAGCGTGGGCGTCAGCAGGCCGGCTTGGATGTCGATCACGGTGACGGGGCTGGTGGGCAGCGAGTCGAACACCTTGATCTGGCCGTCCGAGCTGGAGAGGTCGATGACCTCGGTCACGTCCGGGTGGAAGCGCTTGAGGTTGCCCTCGGGCATTTGCGTGTCGATCGCTCGGGCATCGACGCCCTGAGCCTTGAAGTAGTCGAGCACGGTGCGTGCAACGACAGTCTTGCCAACGCCGCCCTTGTCGGCGCCGACGATAACCAGGTGGGGGAGACCCATTTTCATTTCCTCTTTGATGGTGATGGTTGGGACCGGAACGATCGGCGGAGGCTCGGGCTGGATCTCTCGCTTCGTCTCGGAAAAATTTCGCGCCTGCTGGAGGCTGACCTCCAGCTGCTCACGCCTCTGCTGGCGGATGCTTTCGGTGACGCCTTGGGCGCGGCGTCGATCGAAAGTCATCTGGCGCTGCCTCAGTGGACTGTGCTGTCGGTCTTCTTCGCCGGGGGCTGCCGCGGTGCTGCGGCCTGGCCCGCGATCTCGAGGAGTTGCTCCTCGGTCATCTCGTTGGCCGGCTTGGTGACGTTCAGGTTTGTGGTGTTCTCGTCCTTCTGGGCGAGGTAGTTCTTGCCGAGGAAGATGGCGGCGGGCGCGTTCTTGTCGGCGAGTGCGAGCTGCTTGCGGCGCAGGGAGACCTTCGCGTGCATCAGTCCGTCGTCCCAGGACTCGCGCGCCTCGGGATACTCACCGAGGAAGGTCGAGAAGGTCTTCTTGCAGACGCCGAGCACGGCGGCGGCTTCGTCCTGGGTGCAGAACAGCTTGCCCAGTTCGCCGAGCGTACGGAGCGTATCCTCGTCCGGCTGGAGCTTGGTGTTGCGGCGCTTGATCGGCCGCGAAAGGACTTCGTCGAGGAAGGCGGTCTCTTTGCCCTCCTTCTCGGCGGCGGCATCGGCGGCAGCCTTACGGGCAGCAGCCTCCTCCTTCGTCGGGCGACCCCGACGACGTTTTTCTTCAGCCATGTTCTTGTTCTTCTTCTTGGCTAGTGCAGGACGGTGACGATCTCGTCGTCAGCGAGGTTCCGCATGTCGATGGTGACGTAGATGCCGTCAGGCGGCATCACGAAACCGATCGAGACGGCTTCCTTCGGCTCCTCGGTGTAATCGCCATCATTGTCGTAGAGGTCGATCGGGAGCGTGAAGCCATTCTCGTGAACCGCAGTGCGGTTTCGTAGATCGAAGGTGAAGGCCATCAGTCACTCAGGCCGGCGAAGGCCTGGTCGACCCACTTGCGGATCTCCTGACGCGGCGCTGCTCCCGTCTTCATGGAAGTGACGATGCCGTCCTTGACGGCGACGAGCGCCGGCACCTGGCCGACCTTGAAGCGCTGGGTGACGGACACGCAGTGCTCGACGTCAGCTTTCAGGAAGGTGACCTTGCCGGCCAGCTCCTTCTCGACGGCTTCGAGCATCGGCGTCATCGCCTTGCACGGCTGGCACCAGCGTGCCTCGAACTTGATGACCACTGGCCCCTTGGCTTCGAGGACGTCGGCGGAGAAGGAGCTGTCGGTTACGGATTTCATCGTGAGAAGATTTTCTTGAGTGAGGAGATGCCCGCGACACCGCAGATCGTCAGGACGATTTGAACCTGCATGGTGTCGTAGGGCGCGGGGAGCGCGGCTATCTTCCAGCTGCCTACCTGATGGCCAAGCAGCGGGATGGAGTCGAAAACGACTGCCGCGACGTGGAAGAAGAGAACTGCGAAGGCGACGGGGACCATCCAGGCCGTGAACCAGTGCTCACGGTCATCCTTGCGCATGTCAGCTGCCATGCGGGCGACCTCGACCTTGTACCGCAGCTCCGCCACGTTGAGCGTGACGTCGCCACCGACTGCGGTCTTGAACTTCTCCAGGTCAGCGTCAGTCTTCTTGCCGAGCCAGTCGAGGAATGAGGTCCCGAGCTTCGGGATCAACCCCATGAGGATCGAGAACAACATTGGTGTGCTTTCAGAGTGACGCGGCCAGGATGAACAGCTCGTCGAGATCCTCTTCCGTCTTTTCGAGGAAGTCCTTGCAGGCGATCATGAGCGGGTTGTTGCGCTCGAACATCGTCGAGTAGTGCCAGCTGTCCTGGACGGTGATGTCCTGGGCATTGACATAGTCCTCGACTTGCTGGCGGAGTCCGATCATTGACAGGGCCAGCCGGATCTGCCGCGGCGTCACAGCAGCGATCGGCTTTGGCCTGAAGGTGTAGACCTGCTCGACAACACCTTGCGCGTTGCGGGCGAACGTCATGCTGACCGTGATCTTGTCGCCCGGGATTACCGCTGGCGTGACCTTGTAGATATTTTCTGCCGCGAGTTGCGCGTCCGACCAAAGCTCGACGATCTGCCAGGGGTGCAGAATTTTGCCATTGGCAATGCTCTGCCCCCACTCCAGCTTTTCGAACACGTTCGGAGACGTCTCGCGGACAACGATCTTGTCCACGTTTAACTCCATTGAAGATTGAAGGATGCGTTGGCGCCTGGATTGCCGTACTGAGCGACAGTTCCAAAGCCACCAAGCGTGCTGTAGCCGCCAGCGCCACCAGATCCGCAGACCAGCGTGTAGACATCGCCAGGCTTGGGAGCGCCGGGAGAACCGTAGGTCCACCTCGACTGCACCAATCCGCCGTTGCCGCCACTTGGCGCCTGAGCGCGCTGGCCGGCGAAGTCCATATAGGCGCCTGTGCCGCCTGCGTTGCCGCCTCCAGTGGTGTTCTGCAGGTTGCCGTTTGATGCACCGCCTGGATTGCCAGGCGATCCGCCACCCGCATTACTGTCGGAGTTGCCCGCGCCTGTGCCGCCGAAGGCGTAGATCGTGGCCGCTGCCCCGGAGAAGTAGGATGTCTCGCCGGTACCGCCCCAGTATTGGTTGACACCATACTGATGCTGACCGACGCCACCGCCGCCACCGCCGGCTCCCCAGAGGGTCGCAGTGAGCACGTTGTACTCGGGGATGACGATGCTTTGGGTGCCGTAACCGTAGCTGTTCGAGCCAGGAACGACGGGCAGGCGCGTGACCGGGATGATCCGCCTGAAGGGAAGGATGAGCGACATTAGCCGAACTTCCAAGCTGCCGCCGAGACGGTGGCGTTATCCCAGAGGCCGATGCCACTGAAGAACAGCGCATGCTGACCGCCAGTCGTGGTCACCGATGGCGCAGTGTTGTTCGCCCAGATGACTCCTCCGGACCAGCTGACGGTTCGGCCGCCGGTCACGTCCTGGATCAGATCGAGCTCGATGGGCTTGCCGTCCTTGACGTTGGAGAAGCTGATGGCGACGTTGCCCACCAGCACGCCCTTGAAGCGGAAGCCGTTGTTGCAGTTGATCGTCACCGCGCCGGATATGTTGCCGAGGTCCACCCACTGCGCAGCTGCGTATGCAGCGTCGACCTGAACGAGGCCCGCGTTGGTGTTGTTGCGGACTTCCGACGTGGTGGCGATGTTCTTCGCCGCGGCGCCGCCAAGCGCGTTGCGCGCCGCTGCAGCGTCCGTCGACTTCAGAAGCGTCTTGCCGATGTCCGTGGCGTCACTGATCTGCGCCGCGGCGTGCGTGTGGTTGACCGGCGCCTTTTCAGCATCCAGCTCGGCGATGGCATCCTGAACGTTCGACGCAGCGACGTTTGTGGTCGCAACGAACGTGACGCCGGAAGCCGGCGGCGTTCCGATGGGGCCAGCCGGTCCCTGAATGCCCTGGTCACCCTTCGGGCCGATCGGGCCCTGGATGCCCTGATCACCTCTCGGGCCCTGAATGCCTTGGATGCCCTGAGGGCCGGGATCTCCCTTGTCGCCCTTCGGACCAACGGGACCTTGGATACCTTGCGGACCCTGGAATCCCTGAATGCCAGGCAAGCCCACTGGACCCGCCGGACCTCGATCTCCCGGAGGGCCTCGGAAGGGTCCGATGTCGACCCACTGACCGCCCGACCAGGCCCAGCCATGGCCGTTGTCTCGGCTGAGCCAGGTGTCGCCGTCGCTGGCGCCTTCCGGCAGATAGAGCGTGCTATCGACGGCGCCCTTCAGCGTGATGCCCTGCCCGATGTCGCCCTTGTCGCCCTTGTCGCCCTTCGATCCGTTGAAGCCTCTCGGCCCAACGTCGCCCTGCGGCCCCTCAAGGTCGGGGAACATTTCGATGAACTTCGCGAGCGAGACCGTCTTGCCGAAGTTGTTGATCTTGACGTCGATGGTGACGTCGTCCTCGCTCGGACCACCGGGAGTGCCGACAGGCGCCTGCTCATCGGCGAGAGCGATCTGTTTGTTGAGCAGGAAGTACTTCGCTCCGAGATCAGTGAGCGGGACGATGGAGTCCTTGGCATAGGTGGCATCACCGATCGTGATGCCGTTCAAGGCGATGACCTTGTAACGTTTGGTGCTCATTGTTCTTCTTTTTCTTTGGCGCCGGTGTAGGGAGTCGAACCCTCGGACCTTGGTTTTGGAGACCAGGCCACCCCCACGGGCTCACCGACGCATGTGTTGAAACTCGCCCATCTCCGATTTCTTCAAGCGACGGTCAGACCAGTCGTCGGTACGCAGGGGTGCGTGCGCCTTGCGGCTTATGGTTCGGTCGGCGGGTTGCCCATGTGCCCGCATCTCTTCCTCGAAGGAGTACTTTGCCACCTGCTATGGATGGTCGCTCAGTGGCGCGACGGGAGGCCGTTCCGTCCTCGACCGAAAGATGGTGCCAGGACGAGGCTTCGAACCTCGGCGCACGGTGTTTCAAACCGTAGCTCTACCAACTGAGCTATCCTGGCGACGGCCGGCGCCCATACGGTGCGCCTTTGACTATCCCCCAGGCATTGCCTAGCGGGGAGCCGCGAATGAGTGGGGATGGCGGTCAGCGCCTTGCCTGCTGCTCCCCGGCAGCGCCCTCCGCGAAGTCGCCTGACCAGGACGACCCGGAGGCCCGTACGCAATGACGGCAGCCGCGTGGTCGACGCAGGGCACTTGATGTCAGAGGCGAAAACGGGGCGCATCAGAATAGTGCCCGCCGCAGCATGTTGGCGGCGGGCGTGCTCACAGAGTGAGCGCTCGGCTGGACGCATGGCTCCAATTTACCAGCCACCCCTATGTCTTCAGGTGACGTCGGCTGGACCGAGGAAAAGCTCTGGCTTTGTTTGACCCGCACTTCGGGCCACCTCCCCTTTCGGGGTAGGAGGTTGCCAGCAACCTTCGGATAGCAAGAGCGGAGCGCCTCGTGTCGGATCTCAGGGCTCGTGGGGCGCCATCGCCATCGCGCAGTTCCTGCGCTGGATGCATGTCGCATCACCGCTCTTGGGGGCGTAACAGTTGGCTCGTGACCGTCGTCATCCCGCAGGACGAACGACTCCGATCCTTTCGACCTCGATCCGCATCACGCGGACCTCAAACGGTCGTCGGCGACTTACCATGGACCTCTTCGCCGATAGGCTGTGCGCTGTTAACCGCCGCCGCGTGTCATCACGAGCCATAAGGTGGGGTCGATCCAATCCAGAAGTCGATCGACCTGTGCCTCAACCGCATGCGTTCCGAGGATCAGTCGGGTTTGCGCTGGTGCGGAATTACGAGGACTACGGGGCTACTGGCTTACCCGTTAGAGCCGACACCCGTTACCGGGGCGGTGCGCCACCTTATGAGACCTTCCAGGTCATGATGAAGACCTGGCCGGTTTTCTGAACAATGATCGTCGTTGTGACCCAGTTGACGGAGCCGGCCGGATAGTTCGGCGTCCCGGAGATCACACCTGTGCTCGGGTCGATCGACAGGCCGGTCGGCAGCAGGATGCCTTGGCAGCCCAGATTCGTTGCATCACCGACAACAGTCGGCGCCAGACGCATCGAGACCTTGTTCGCGATCTCGACCGTTGCAGGATACGACACAGACGTCGTCGGCGCAGGAGCTGGCGCAGGTGCGGGAGTTGGAGCTGGTGCAGGAGCAGCCTGCTGGGCTCCACCTGTGTACTTGTCGACCGTAGCCATGAGGGGCTTGGTGGATGACAGATTGAACATCAGGCCGAACCGTCCTTCGGCGCCGGCCTTGTCAGGCTCGTCGATCAGCGCGTAGAGGTCGATCCATTCGATGAACGAGTACTGCGAAAACTTCGCCAGCATCGCGTCCAGGTTCGAGTTGCAGGTCGCCATCGTTGCAGACGTCGAGGTGTTCACGAACGATGCGTCGTAGATCTCAGCGCCGTTGATCTCGTTGATGACGACGGGAATGCCGTAGCTTGACAGCTTGGTGAACAGGTTGAAGTTGGGACGAACGCCGCCCCAGTAGTTCGTCGGGTCGACGCCGGCATGCTCGTAATAGTGATAGCCGAGCACATCAACCTTGACGCCGCTCGACTTCACGAAGTCGATGAAGCCGAACATCGTCGAAGTGGTGCCGACGATGCGCCGAAGGTTTCGACCGGTCTCACGACGAACCTGCTCGATCGCGTCCGACATCCCCCTCAGGAGATTGGCGTACTCGACCATCGAGGGATATGCAGCGAACTCAGACGCGGTCCATCCCTTTCCGAACAGCGGCGAGCCGCTTGCGTCGTGGACGGTCAGATTGATCTCGTTGCCGAGTTCCCAGTCTCCCACTGCGGAGGCGAACTGCCGAACGAAGGCCAGGGTCCGATTGTAGCCCTGAGAGTAGATCGCAGCAGCGTCGCCGGCAGGATACTTTCCGGCGTCGGTCTTGTCACCCCAGGTAAGCGGAAGCGCCAGAACCGGTTCAAGCGTAACGCCATACTTCGCGGCAAGGCTGACGAGCGATGCGAAGCGCGTCGCGACCCACGGGTCGGTGTCCGCCGCCAGCGGAATGGTCAGGCGATACCGCTTGAGTTTGTGCGAGGCGAGCGTCTTGAAGACGTCCTCGTCGCTGACCTGGCGGTAGGCGCCGGAGGCGAACATGGAGTGGCCGTTGACGCCGAGTTGCATTCTAGTTCCTTGGTGCGCGAGAGAAAAATAGGTGCCCGATGTTTTGCAGCTGAGCTGATTTGTCATCGGGCGCGGCGGGGTAAAGGAGGAGCAAACCCCCGCCGCAGTCGGGCCTTAGCAGTCGGTCGGCGCTCGATGTCGCCGCTCCCTGTTCTGTACTCCGAGTTATTGGATCACCACTTGCCGAAGATGCCTGCGCCGCCGATGAGGCCGCGGATCAGCGAGACTCCTCGCGTCAGGATCTTCGAGCCAGCGGTCGCGAAGATCGCGTAGCTGTTGGACCTGCGAGGTTCGATGATCGGATCGAACATCCAGATCTTCGCCGTGTTGTCGGTTCGGACCTCGGTCGCCGGCATCGTGCCGCCCTGCCAGATGTCGCCCTTGTCGCCAGAGACGTAGTCGGCGAAGGAAAACAACATGGAAGCGTCGATGAAGCGGATGTTGCCACCAGAGCTGTCCTCGAACCGGTTTCCACCGGAGATGACCTTGCAGTTCTCGTGCCCGGTGATGCAGTTGTTGCTCTGCGATCCGGCCGTCCGTCCCGCACCGACCGCGGTGGAGTTCAGAACGACCGCCGTCATGTCAGCGCCAGGACCATTGTGGAAGTTGTAGATGTCGACCCCGGATTGGATTCCGGAGCAGCCTTCCACCCAGACGAGACCGTTGATTCCGTCGAACGAGAACGCATTGCCCGTGTTGCGGCTGAACGAGCAGCGTCGCAAGGCAACCGTCTTGAGCGAGCCCCACAGCGCCGTAGCAGCGATCTGACAGGCACCGTCGAAGGCCCAACCATCACCAGCCGTCTCGCCGTCGAAGTAGACGTTGACAGGCGTGTTGAAGCTGGTCCAGGCGATGGCGCTCAAAGCGAGATTGAGGCGGACGTTGCTGTCGGTCGGATTGGAGCCGTCGAACGTCGAGATGTAGACGTTGGTGCCGTCCGAGTAGACCGAACCAGGGATGCGGTTGACGGCCGCGACGGACCCGACCGGAGTGTACCGGAGGGCGTACCCCATGCCGTCGAACATCTGCGGGTTCCAGGCAGACGCGAACGCCGACCGGGCCACAGCCCAGACATTCGGATTGCCGGTCAGAGCCGCGAACGTGCCCGTGTTCTGCGACCAGGTCATCGGATCGTAGATGCCGCCGCGATAGATGCCGCCCTTGGCGAGGTAGGCGGTATCGACGGTCGGCTTGACCGTGATCTGTCCGCCGAAGACGCGGCGATGCTCTTCCACCACAGAGAGAACGTTGCCGACGATGGTGCCCGGCACCCCGCCCGTGTTGAGCGTGGTCTGGGCCTTGTCGAGGGTCAGGAACGGCGCACCCGCGGTGCCGGTGCCGGTCGTGTCGTTTCCGTTCGACGCCACGTAGATCTGCGGGCCGGCGCGACAGGCCGCGTAAGCCGGCTGATCGAAGGGCGACCAGCCGAGCGACGCGACACGATTGCCGCCGCCGTTGTCCGTGTAGGAGGGAAAGAAGGAATATCTGGAGCTGAGCCCAAATTCCGCTGGGATTTCGCAGGACCGAACGGGCCCGCCAGCATCGGAATAGATGCCAAGTTCTGCGAGGATCTTTTTCAATCCTCGGTGTTCGCGATACAAATTGATCTCCGTGTCGTTAGCCAGCAGCAGCTTTGCGCTTGCGGCGACGCTTGCGCTCAAGGCGCAGTTCGTTCAGCCTGGTGCCCTTGGACACCGGCTTGACGTGTTTGAGGTTCTTCTTCGCCATGCCTGGTTTCCCAAACGGAACAGCCGCCCGAAGGCGGCTGCTCACAAATCGTTAGCTGAAGCGCTTGCGGACACCGAAGCGCCGGACGCGAACCGTGGCCGAGCCGGCGCCAGCACCGACGACCTTGACGTGGGCGGTGACCCAGCTCTTCACGTCGTAGTTCGGCACGATCAACTTCTCGGTCGAGTAGTTGAGCTTGTAGCCTTCGGTGGTGTTGACTCCGTGCTGCGTGCCGTTGACGTAACCGTCCATCGCGGTCGTAGCCACACCGTTACCCCCGATCGTGCCGTTGGCCTGCAGATAGAGGTACGCGCCACACATGTTCACGCTGCCGGCGTCAACGACGACCTCGGCGTGAGCCTGAAGGACGTCACCGTTGTTCCAGAGGGTGGTCGGGATATCCTGGTGGACGTTGACTTCGTCACCCGCCGCCGCGAACGTACACTGCAGCACCTGCTCCCAGAGACCGGAGTTGTCGCTCGACAGCGCGACCGATGCGACAGCCGTCCCGCCGCCAGAGCGAGAGCCGACCCAGCTCGATGCGATCTGGCCGGTGAAACCGGCTCCGACCGTGCCCGCGGTGCCGCCCGTGAACATCGGGTTGGCGAGCAGGTTCACCAGCGAAGTGGTCGGGTTCTCGACCGCGCTGCGGAAGCCGTGCGGGCGCGGAGGCATGATCGCTGTCAGCACCTGGGCGAACGCCTTGCCGCCGAGGTAGCCGCCGAGGGCGCCCTCGTGAACTCCGTCGATCGTGCCGAGCAGCGCGAGGGTCGTGGAGGACGCAGCGGCCGGATTGTACAGAGCCGCCGGCAGGTCGAAGAGGACCATGTGCGGGCAGGCCTCAGCATACTCCCGCAGCATCTGCTGCAAGATGTAGAGCTGAGCGTTCATCGCAGGCGTGAAGTTGTTCGCGCCGGGTTCGAGAACGACCAGAGGCAGCATGCCGTTGTCGATCGCCGCATCGATCATGATGCGGATGTTGTTGAAGGCGGTGATGCCGGACGTCGTGGCCGTGGGATAGGCCTGGGCGATGTCGTTCACACCCGTGTGGATGTAGAGGACGTAGGCGCCGGTATCGATCGCCGCCTTGAGACGGGGAAGATTCTGGTCGCTTCGCTCACCGCTCACGCCGAAGTTCTTCAGCAGAATCGCACGGTTGCCGGCGAGCGCGTTGCCGACACTGAAGTGGTTGTAGCCGGCCTTGTTCTTGAAGATGCCGTCCGCATGGATCTGAGCGACGCGGCTATCGCCGAGTGCGACCACGGTGTTCGGATGGCGGCGAAGGTTCGTGGGGACGTTGAAGCGCTTGAGGCGCCTCGCAAGGTCGCGAGCTTTGCTCGTCATTTTTTTCTTTCTTGTTAGTCGACATGCTCCTGCGGGATCTTCCAGTTCGGAGGAACCGTGGTCGCCGTCAGTCGGAGGTTGGGTACGAGTTTTTCGAGGACCCAGTCGGCGTGCGCCTGGTCGACGCCTTCGCTCGGTCGCACCAGCTTGGCGTGTGCGTAGACCTGCGTGACTGGGTCGCCGTAAGCGAGCGGCACCCAGGCGTCCGGGTCCAGCTTCAGCCAGGCGACCATCGCTGCGGCCTGCCTCTTGGAAGAGGCGACCATCACGTTTTTGAACATGGTCATTCTTTCTGGGCGACCGCGCGATCGATCCAGGCGTAGATCTCTGGGTTGTCGCGGCGAGCCATGATCATGACCGGCGTCAACCGGTTCACGACCGTCTCCTCGTTGGCCCGGCTCTTCAGAGCTGCGGAGTGCCAACAGGCGTGGTTGATCTCGTGCTCCAGGACTTCAGCGAAGCCGCTGTCGGGCAAGTCCTCCCGCACGTAGATGATGAAGTTGAAACGATCACAGAGCCCGAGGCATTCTTTCTCCTCAGCCTCTTCGGCAGCCCAATGCACAAGCGTGTAGGCGAAGATGCCGATCTTGATCGTCGACGGAAGCTTGCGCCGATCCGGCAGACGACGCCGGGTCACGAGAGGTCAGCCTTGCTGCAAGCGCGGATGAACTTCCGCAGCTGCGCGCCACGGACCCAGATGATCTCGGGGTGCGCGTTGGCGCCGGACCAGCCCTGCTTCGCGAGGTACGAGCGCACTGTGGCCGGGTACATGTTGAACTCAAGGAGCGAGAACTCCGGAGCGTGCTCGATGATGTCCGGCTTGCCCTTCTCACGAGTGATGGTCGATGCCGAGTGGAAGCCGAGATAGGCTTCCGGCATGACGCAAACGTTCTCCGGGCGGACGACGCCGAGGAGTAAGGTGCAGGCTGACACACACATGCCGGAGATCACCACCTTGGTGCCTGCGTCGCGCATGTCGGAGTATTTCTCGACGTATTTGACGATGACCCCACCGGGGTCTTCGGTGATGAACGTCGCCTCGTTGCCGGACACAAACTGGACCGGCACAGTCTTGGCTGAGGCTGGCGACAGGGCGCACAGCATCAGCACGCCCGCGAGGGCGCGTTGGAGAAACTTCATTGGCGTGGCTTTAGGTCGGTGCCGCCGGCTCTCAGCCGAACAAAAGGCAGATCAGATGCGCAGCCGTAACTGCGAAAATGACGAGCAGGAGCGGCACGAGGAGGATGATGCGGTCAAAAGTCTTGGCGCCACGCATGCGCGCCTCATCCGAGTGCGAAGCGCAGGGCGAAATACAAGAGCCACACCAGGAGCGTGGCGATGATGGCCACGATGCCGATGAGCATGCCCTTGATGTCGAAGTCGTAGTAGCCGCTACCGCCTTCCGGCGGCCGGGCCATGACGAGCAGCCAGATGACCGCCGTCAGAAATGCCGGGATAGCCCAGGAGCCGAACGTGATCGTCACTGGCGCACCTCGACGGGGTTGAACGTGAAGGCGCGCTGGATCGAGGCCTGCCAGATCACGTAGCTGAAAAGGAAAACTGAGAACGGAAACGGCATCAGTCGATCTCCTCGTAGAGGGCGTCGGCGATGGCCTTGCTGCCCTCTTCGATGCCGATGGCGACGACGTTCAGAGCGCCCGCGATTGAGATCAGGCCGATGTACAGCGCGAACCCGATGATGATTGCTTCGATGATGCCCATCACCACACTCCGAGCAGAGCGCCGAAGCCGGCGATGATGAGGCCGATCGAGCCAAGGATGGCGCCGAGACAGGCGTAACCGAGGATGGCGAAGGGGGCGTGGCCCGTCATGTCAGATGACCTTGAATTGTCCGCCCTGCGCGACGCGGCAGCGGATGCGGTGGATGTTCTCTTCGAAGTCCTCGATCTCGATCGGCGACAACCGCCAGTGCGGCCGGATCACCACGATGCGATCGAAGACGTGTGCCAGCAGCGCGTCACCGTGCGCTATCGGCCGCCAGATCTCCGGCGACAGGCCGAAGGCGTCCATGTACTGGCGTGCGATATCCTGCGTCGCGGCGATCACCGCGCACCACGGTTCGGTCATCTGAGTTTCCTTTGGAGCGAGGGGTGGGGTTCGAACCCACAACCACCGGAGTGGAAATCCGGTGCTCTACCATTGAGCTACCCCGGCCTTTTAGATCATGTAGGCTTCTGCCAACCTGGTCTTCGCGACCTGATTGTTCTTGGCTGGCTCGACGCGGAGGTAGCACTCCGCAGAGCCGGCCTCGTCGACCGGCACCAGGTAGCAGCGATCCGTCTCAGGGCAGTACACGCCGAACAGGTCGACCTGCCCCTTGTACGAGTGCCGCTTGTTGTTCGCGCTCGACGCAGAGAAGAACCGGACGCAGCCGTCTTTCAGCCTGCCGGTCTTGCACTGGACGGTCTCGAAGCCGTTGCCCCGGTCGATGACCAGGTCGTACCGCGACAACTCGGTCACGGGCTTGAGCACCGCGAAGCCGAGCTTCAGGAAATGGGCTGTCAGCATGGCGACAGTGATGTCGCCAACCGACGTCGGATGGAGTGCCATAGCTATCCCGTTTGGTAAGCCAGGCGCTCTACCGTTGAGCTACCCCAGCGATGTCGTGAAGACGCCCTTTTCGGCGGCGACGGCGCGAATGGCGCGCTTGACGTCGTCGAGCCGGCCCTCCTTGATGGCGGTCACTGGCGTGATGCCGCCGAGCAACTCGTTGCTTCGGTTCATGAAGAACGCGGTCTCGGCCACGCCGATCAGCGGGTCGAGGATCTGCATCAGCTCGAAGGCCTGCACGGCCAGTGGGCTGGTCGAGATCGGATCAATCTTTGCCGGCGATGGCTCGGCCGATTTCTTTTCCGGTGATGCGTCCGGCACATGATCCGCAGAGATGTCCGGGATCAGGGAAACCTTTTTTAAGCCGTACTCGGCGGAACGCTTTCGCGAACCAGTCGATCCCCGGCTCTTCCTTGCCGCAGCCATCGCATTTGTCCCTGGTGCTGCAGAAGTCGCAGGTGTCGCCGGCCATCAGTCGCGGTAGAGGTAGCGCGCGGTGAAGCGCTTCGAGAACGCCTTGCCGTCGCTCTCCAGGAAGTCGGCCTGCTTGCGCATCCAGGCGGCGACCTCGCGCCGACCGCGCTTAGACATCTCCGACGCTTCCTTGATCGTGATCACGGCGGCGGACTTCTCGGCGGACTTGGCGGGCATGGTCTCTCTCGGTAAGGGTGGACCCGTGCTGCTCGGGGCAGACAACGGGCTCTGTTAAACTTGTGATCAGTGGATGCCACGGAATGCGACGTCGATCGCAGCGCAGATCGAGAAGGCGATCAACACGGTGCGGGTCAGCTTGTCCTGCATCTCGGCGTGGATCTGGGCACGGATGAACTGCAACTTCTGGCGACGGCTCATGACTTCCTCTGCAAGATGATCGAGACGGCGAGCGGCGTGTAGCGCCGCCACATGAACTCTGGTGCGCCGGCCCGGATGGCCAGCTGGCGGGCCAC